TGAAGCCAGTTCTTGTTTCTCGGGTGCCTCCACCCAGTAAACCCATTCGCTTATGCGCCTGCCCACCCCAGCAATATCCTCAGTGGGTGGCTCGAATGATTCCATAGCCAGCACAGCTAGGCGCTCCCGTATCCAGTTGGGCAAGTGATCTACACTAAAGTAAATCTGATCCCTGCCCTCCCAACCAAAGCCGAGCCAGTACACCTTTATCTCAGGATACTTTGCCGGATACATCTCGACGCGGGCATACTCGCGCAGCTCAGGTGGCACGTGACTATCGTACATAGAACATGCCTTCACCTAAGTTCATACCTAGTTCGGGCAGTAACTCGCAGGGGTGTAGCATCTGTAGCGTGGCAAGTTTCTTGTGTAGTTCACTGGGCATATCTTTGAGCGGTATGCGTCTAACAGCATCTGCGTCAGAGCTATAGCGCCGCCTAGCATCGATAGTATTTCGTTCACATATATACTCATCACCTTCTATACTCACCAGACACGCCGACTCGTCAGCAAACAAACTGTCCGCGTACTCTCCAGCCTCTATCAATTTCAAGTACTCGTACAGGCCGTCGCGTACATCTTCTGGCAGCGCGTGAGGGTTATCCTTGAGATTTTTCAGCACCGCCTGTATGAGTGGGGACTTTACTATGGCGTCCCAGTTACTGTAAGAGCCATTGTTTAGTAGCCATGTCTCTTTACCACGAATAGAGGTTCCGGCTTCTTTTCTGTAGTGTGTCAAAGTACACGCGGTTTGCTGCCCAATTAGACGCACAATACAATTGTCCGGCATTGTCGGCAGCTTGGCTATCAGCTGCACAACCTTATCCTCTTTGCGCGTCCACTTAGTGTCCCCGCTATAGTCCTCCACATAAATTCTCTCTACTTCGTGGCGGTAGTTAAGCTGTAGCTGTACTCTCCCCACTATCCACTTACTGCCCTCGGCAACAAGATATCCCCGTGAAGGCGTAGCTTGCAGGTAAGTTAGCTCGGGCATACCCTTGGCCTTGCGCTTCACGTTGGCTCGCTCCACTAGCTTTGGCGGTATTTCATCAAGATCCCGACCAGTAGAGAGAAACTGTTTGGCCTCATCTCGGGCATACGCTGCCAGATGGACTTTTAGTTCAGTTGCATAATAGTTCATGGTGTCACCTCTTTTTAAGTTATAGGTTCCTATAACATTTCTGTTACAGGTTACTGCTCTTGATGTTTACATACTTACCGACAGTCGGGCGCGCACTGTTGTTGTCCAGCAGGCACCACAATACTGGCGCTGTCCACTGCCCCCAGCTACCGCCGAGATAGCCGTCAGTCAGCACGATGCACGCTTGTGGGCTGATGCCGTGCTCTGCCATGTAACGGGGCACGCACTCTACATCAGTGCCGCCACCACCCGCAGGCTTAGTAGACTGGGCGAGCGTGGCCATGTCGTCAGTCTCGTATGTCTCGTCACGGCACACGGCGGTATCCCAGTACAGTAGCCGAACGCGCGCAGGGTTGACTGTGTCACACACAGACTTGACCTCAGATAGAAACGCTGTCAGTTCGCGCTTGCCGATAGAGCCTGATGTGTCGATAGCGACTACAAGCTCGTCTACTGCCTCACTGATGCCACTGGGCATGTATATACCTGACGAAATATACCGGCGGTTGGGACGCTGCCATGTAGAGTAATCGTTGCCAGCACACGTGGTGGATACAAACTCACGCAGTACCTCACGCCAGTCTACTTGCGGTTGCAGTAAATCCTCGAGCGACCTGTCACCACCGCTGCCCATCTTGCCAGCGACCATAGCCCCTTGTCGGATAGCCTCGTCAATGTCACGCGCCAGATCTTGCTGCTCAGCATCGGTCAGCTCTTGCGCACCTTCCCAGTCGTGTGAGTCTAGCCCAGCACCATCGCCGCCACTGCCATCGCCTTGCGAGTCTTGCTCTTCCTGCTCTTGCTTGAGTAGGTTGAACACAGCGGCGCTGTCCATGCCTGTAAACTTATCATCACAACAGCCACCCTCGGGCAGCTTCGCCCAGCCATCGCGATTGTCGCCAGCGATCTTGAGATTGATCACGTGATCACACGCCATGTTAGCCAGCTGCGCATCTTGCTTGTACAGGTGCTGCCATGTTGTCAGGTGGCGATAGAGCTTGTGGTATGACTCGTGCAGTACAAGGAAGCGCAACTCAGCATCGGTCAGCTTCTCGACAAACGCACGGCCATACATCTCATCACGTCCGTTGGTGCACGCCGTAGGCACATCGTCCTCTATGGTGCGGTCGCCTATCATCAGGATACCTGCGAGTGCCACATACTTGGGGTTGGCCATGATATCTACCACGGCCTTGCCCAGTCGTTGCTCTGCTGTCAGAGTAGTGTTAAACATAGTCTTACACCTTGTCCGCTGCGAACATATAGTTGTTATCCATAGCCCACTGGGTGAACTTCTTGTTAGTCATCACCATAGACTTCTTGGCATACTTGGGAGCACGCACGCCGTTGGCGAACATACCCTGCGCTTCCTTGTCGAGGCGCACCATGTAGTCGAGCCACTGATCTACCCATGTATCATCTAAACTTGCCAGTGTGCGATACACCACCATGCACACGGCGCTTGCGCTGTCAGGGATACGCGCTGTATTGGGCGCATCTTTGATTGACTGTAGCGTGGGTAGCTGATCGGCCAGCCGAACAAACGCCATCAAGTCCATAGCTGCGCGGTCGCCGATAGTACCTATCAACACGCCAGTGAGAGTCTGATCGTCAATCAGGTGGCGTTGCTTGAGCCAGTCGCTTGCCGCTTCCAGTGAACGGGGCGTACAAAACGCCGCACGTTGTTGCTGCGGGTGATAGATATACGGGTTGTCGCTGGGGTCTTTCACATCTTCGAACCCGTGGAATACTTGCGGGTTATCTTTACACCAGCCCAGTAGTGTGTGATCCACGCCGTTGTTTATGCCCCACTCGATCCACTCCATGTTGTCAGGCTTACGCGCAGTGACGACAGTGATGCGGTTGCGGGCATGGGGTGGTAACAAGTCACCCACACCCTCAGCGCCGAGGTTAGTTGTCGCGAACACAATACTGTCAGGGTGCAGTGCGTGGCTGCCTATCTTGCGCTCGAGCATCAGGCGCAGCAGTGCATTCTTCACAGCGGGGTTGGCCTTGCCGTACTCGTCCACCATGAGAATGATTGGCGCGTCAATGTGTACACCTAGCTCTTCGTTGGTCGCGTAGGTGACAAAGTCAGCGTTGTCGATGTTAGCCATCTTGGGTATAGATATGTCGCCCAAGTCTTTTGTGGTGCAGTCAAAGTAGCAGGGTGTGTGGCTTGGTAACTCGTCTGCCAGTATCTTGAGCAGTGAGCTCTTGCCCGTACCCATGTGGCCTTGTACCAGTGTGGTACGTAGGTGGCCGGTGGCTTTGATAGCTGCTGCTACTTGGTCGAGGTTGAGCGCGTACATAGCGTGTGCGTTGTTCATAATGTTACTCCAGTTTTTAGTTATGTAATGTTATAGTATTCTATAACAAGTTTAAGTACTGCTGGTTATCGCTGGGCACAACTTGCCTTGCGAGTGTCTATTATACTACTTTCTACAACATATTGCAAGTATTGTACTCGCGGGGCGCGCTCGGTTCTATCGCGCCCTTTGAGATACTTACCCAGCTTTGTGCGTTTGAAGTTACGCTGTCGGTAGTTCACGTGTCCTCCTTATATGTCCAGTGATGGCAGGTTAGCGATGGCCTTGTCTACCGCAGCTTTAGTGCGGATACGTGCAGACTCGTTAGTGCGTAGTCCCTCGGGCGTTACGCCGCGCAGTGCCGTGTCTAGCTGATCGGCCATTGCCGTCATCTGGGTGTCACCTGTCACGTTACAGGCTCGCAGCATCTCCACCATGTCGGTGAGGTTCTCCACCAGTGAGTCGCGGAAAATCTTTTTGCCATCGTTCCAGTCGAGGCGCTCACTCATGCGGCTCAGTGCTTCGTACGTCCTGTGCCACACGTCAGTCAGGGCAGACTCTAACTGATTGCGGTAAAACGTGTCATACTCTAAGCGCAACTTCTCGGTGGCCTCAGTGCCTACGTCAATCCGAAAATCACCTGCATCGGGCAGCGGGATATATGACAGGCGGAACCCGAACTTACTGATCAACTTGTCACGTGTCGGGTACTCGTCACGATTAAACAGCGCACCCAGTGTGGCCTGTGCTTGGCTGATCTCCCAGTCGTATGCGTCAAGGAAGTCAGTCACCATGCGGTTGAACTCAGCCTGCATCTCGGTCATCGCTTGGTGATACTTGAAATACTGGGTTGTCGGGAGCAGGCGCAGGCCGGTATCAGACCACGGCATTGTCATGGCGTAGTGCATATTACGCACGTTACCTGTCAGCTTCTTGATCGCATCGAGTTCAGCACAGCCACCAAGCAGGGACTTGTTTACACGTGCCGCGCCTTTCTGTGCGTAGTTCTGTGAAGTCACGTCACTACTGGCGCGCTTGTCCAGCTTCATCGCTGTCCAGCGGCTGATGCTCAGCTCTACCAACATGGCGCTGCTGGCAATTGATGGGGTCGCTACTTGTGGCGATGGGGTCGATACTTGTGGTGCAGTTAAGTTAGTCATGGGTGTTACCTCGTGGTTAGTGGTGTGGTTTGTTATAGAATTCGATAACATATTCATTACTTTATCTCCTCGACAATTATGTCAGTGGTGTTGTGGCTGTAGCACAGCATGCACTCGCGGCACGCCTTGTAACAGTTGACGGGCACTGGGCTCTCGGTATCCGGCGCGATCACGTTAAACACTTTGTCGAAGTGCTTGGGCACGCGCTGTAGTACCCGATTGGTTAGCGGGTTACTGTAAATAAGTTGTAGGTTGGCAGGCCTACTCATGCGGTATACCCCATGCACGCGGTTGATAATGTCGCGGCGTTTTGTCCACAGCACCACTAGGGTATACGGGTTGGCCTCGGCGATAGCGCAGATGTTGCGGTAGTGAATGTCGTTTATCAGCTCGCCATGCCCGTTGATGCGCAGCACATCGCTGAACACGCGGCCGATCTCGTGCGGTTCTAGCAGTCGGTCGGACAGCACTTGGCTGTGCTCTTCAAAGCGCGGCACGCAACTCTTGCGGAATGTCGATAGCATCTTGACCGAGTAGCAATCGGTGCAGACTGACTTGGCGCTGCTGTTACTTTTTTCTCTGCTGTATTGTCGCTGGCAGAACTCGTTTGACAAAGTGTTAGTGTTGATAGCAGGGATACCTTGCAGCTTGCCTGACATGGTGCTGAGTCGTACAGCGCCGCGATCGGTTGCTATAACTGTCTGGGTGTTAGCCATGTTATTACCTCGTTTGTAGTTGTGGTGTGTTATAGGTTTCTATAACATTTCGTGCAGCCGGTGAATTGTGCTGCACACTTGGCGCTCGGGGTTATCCCTGAACACGCTGACTATTATACGGGGTTTACTATGTGTTGTCAAGTTTTGGTATGGTTTGATAGAGTTTGATTTTGTTCGGTTTTGTTCTGTTAATGTTCGGTAAAGTTCGCTTGTAAGTGCTTGATTTATAAGGAAAGTTCGTAATGTTCGAAAAGTACGGTTCTTTTTAGATACCCCCCCACTTTTATGCAAAATAAACACACCAAAACCAACTCGTTTTTTTAATTTATTTCGCAGAATATCTCTTGCCTATATTTTCAAAAACGAACATTACCATATATATATATATATATATTATAAATTATATTAGTTTACTAAGTTTTACAAGAAGTCACTCGAAAAGTCCTGCTGAGTTCCGCCACGTTCAACCACGTTTCACCATATTTTGATAATGTTCGTTTTTTATCTAGAAAAACCGTACAAATACCGAACATTACAAGGCCAAAACCGAACTTTCCTTATTTATCAACGACTTAAAACCGAACATTACCAAATTGTTATCGGATTCTATAACACGCGCGGCGCGTAAACGTGTCACTGCGTAAGGCTCGGCGCAGCTTGCATAACTGGTTTCTCGGTGTTATAGGAACCTATAACAAGTTCACGTGGCGGTCGAGGCTCGGCGCAGCAGCTATAACTGGTTTCTGAGCGTTTTGTGGTACGGGGCTCGGCGCGGCTTGTAGAACTGGTTTCAAGGCGCTTGGTGCTGTTGATGCGCTTAGTGCTGCTAGGGGGGACAAATTCAAGGCGAAAAAAAACCCCGCCGAAGCGGGGTTCATTAAGTGGGGCGGGATTACTTCTTTTTGTTGAGGCCGGTGCAGTGGGCGATCAGTTCTTTCAGTAAGTTCGATGCCACCACCGGGTTGAATGTAGGCGATTCCATATCGCCAATTCGTTTTTGGACTACTACCAGCGACTCGAGTAGTTTTTGCTGCTCGGTTTTAGGTGGGCGGGGCTTGCTAGTATCGCCGCCCGTGGCTTCAATTTCCTCGCGGCGTTTTAGCGCCTTTTTAATGTCGATCGTGCGAGCGCCTAATTTTTGCTGTAAAAGCCGGCGGTTGATTTTTTGGTGATCCTTCAACGATTTGATAGGCGAATCTAGCAAGTGGCGCTCGGTAGCGGTGAAACCCAATACAAGCGCCGCGGCGATAGTATCGCGGACTTCTTTGCTGCCGCCGTTTTTGGGTGTATCTAGCAGCGCCGAGCGGACGCCGTCCGCCCAGAGCGAATCAATCACCGCACCGCGCTTATTGTCGGCGCTATTAGCGGCGCTAACATATTTAGCCAAGAGACCTTGGGTTGCGAGTGATACTACTACGTTTGAGTTTGACATAACGAATACCTTTTTAGTTGGAACCGAACCGAGCCAATCCCGATTCAGTGATGCCATTAGACAACATATAGCGTAAAAAGTAAACAAAACTCCGTAGAATTTGTTATAGGATACCAGAACATTGTAAACGCCCAGCACTTCAAGGCTCGGCGCAGACTGTATAACTGGTTTCCGTGAGCTTGGCGAAACGCAGCGGAGACAACGCGAAGAGGCTCGGCGCAGCTTCTATAACTGGTTTCATCTGAAAACCCCGCCGGAGCGGGGTAGGTCAGGTTAGTGGTGATGCCATCGGCGTTCGTGATCCCGGTCTGCATCAATTAGTGCAAGGCCTGCCAGATCAAGAACAACTAACAGGGCTGCCACACCTACGAATGCAGGGCCGATGATGCTCATGTAGAACAGGGCGCCGCCAAGTAGCAGTGCGTGGATAGCAGTTGAGATAATGAATAGTGCGTACATAGTGTTCTCCTTGATGCCCCCCGAAGGGGGCTGGTTGGGTTGGGTTATCGGTCAGCCTTTGCCATTGCGTCGGCTAGGAATTCGACTCGCTCCTTTGAGTCCATGTAATCCATGAAGCGTTCAGCCTCGAGGACAATCAGTGCGCCCATGTTGCGTGGCTCGTGGTCAGTGCCGGGCTTAGTGCCGATGCCGTGCAGTTCAACTATTCGCATCCACTTATCCCGTAGTACTTCGGTGCGAGCCTCTGCCCTTGTGTGCATCTCTTGCAGCTGAATGAAGCGCAGGCCATCGGTGATCTTGACGAGTGTAGAGTTTTTCATAGCGTGTACCTTTCTAGTTATACGGTTGGGCTCATTCCCAAACCGTGGAGCCATTAAACAACATATAGTGTAGAATGTCAAGCGATGTTCGTAAAACTTATCAGGATATATCAAACGGCATCATCTGATTTCTGACAGATCGACGGACAAAACGCCATATCATTTACCCCACCGTACCCCCACCCCCAACTTGTCAGGTTAGGATTCCACATATACCTTATATATACTAATATACTCAAATAATGTGTCCCATATACGTTTCAATCCCCCGTTATACTTGGTAAATCTTTGTTTTTTCTGGTAAAACAGAGCAAAACGTGGCCGCGCGCCCCCCACCCCCCTCTATATAGGAACACCCCCCGGTGTAAAAATTTAAGTCCCTTGCGAAAAATTATTTTTTCGTGTATAAACTGCGTCAACGGTGAATAACCTGCGGATAATTTGATGACCTTGATGCTTGACCCAGAGATTGGCGTGCCATTCTCGGACAAAGTTCCCTACGTTGACTTGCGAGCGCGAGCTGAAGCTGCCTGCAATACTGCATTGGAGCTTGGCGAGCACGGCTTGGACATCGAACCCGTTGCAGAAGACCGCGATATGGCCGCTAATCTAGCTGTTGCCTACGCAAACGACCCTGAGAAGGCGTCTAAGAAAGTCAACAACAAGCGCGCTGCGACTATCCGCCCTGCGTCTATGATTTTGGCTAACAACGTCCTGCAAGAATTCAGTCACTCCGTTGTGGAGTCGGCTACACAGATACGACACCTCGTTACCAACAAGTTACTCCTCGAAACTGAGAACGCCGACCCACGTATTCGCATCCGAGCACTTGAACTGCTAGGTAAGATAAGTGACGTTGGGCTGTTCGCCGAGAAGTCCGAGGTGACAATTACGCATCAGACGAGCGACGAGATTCGCGAGCGCCTGCGCAGCAAGCTGGAGAAGCTCATCAACCCAGAAGCTGCAGAAGATGCAGTAATAATAGACGACACGCCGATAGACGTGGACGCCGAGCTGGGGCTAGACGGTGAGTAAGTTCCTAGGCTTTTCTGACGAGGACATCCAGCAGCTGCTGGAGAACATAGACTCGTTCAGTCCCGAAGAAGTCGAAGAGATCTCTAAACTCGCTGAAGAACTAGACGAGCGCCGCGAGAATGCGAAAGCGTACGACGACCTGATTGCGTTTGCTAAGCGTATGCAGCCCGACTATAAGGTGGGCAAGCATCACAGAAAGCTAGCTAACATGCTCATGGCTATTGAGCGGGGCGATAAAGACCGTATTTGCGTCAATATACCGCCTCGACACGGTAAATCTCAGCTTGTTTCTATCATGTTTCCTGCGTGGTTTCTAGGCCGTAACCCAGACAAAAAAGTAATGATGGTATCGCACACGACCGATCTCGCAGTAGACTTTGGTCGTAAGGTGCGTAACCTGATTGCCACCGACGCGTTTAAGGGTGTGTTCCCTACGGTAACACTTGCGTCAGATAGTAAGTCGGCCGGTCGCTGGAATACTAACTCCGCGGGTGAGTATTATGCGTGCGGTATCGGTTCGGCACTGGCAGGTCGTGGTGCTGACTTGTTACTCGTCGATGATCCTCACTCGGAGCAAGACGTGATTAACGGTAACTTCGAGGTGTTCGAGAAGGCCTACGAGTGGTTCACATTCGGTGCTCGTACGCGACTCATGCCCGGCGGGCGTGTAGCCATTATTCAGACACGATGGCACATGGACGATCTAACTGGGCGTGTGGTTAACGACATGGCCAAGAATTCTGGTTCGGATCAGTACGAAGTCGTAGAGTTCCCCGCCATACTGGACACCGTAGATAAAGACGGTAAGCCCTCTCAGAAACCGTTGTGGCCGGAGTTCTTCGACCTTGAGGCACTACTGCGTACCAAGGCATCTATGCCGGCGTTCCAGTGGAATGCTCAGTATCAACAGCAACCGACCGCAGAAGAAGCGGCACTCATCAAGCGCGACTGGTGGCAGATGTGGGACAGAGAAGACCCGCCCAGTTGCGAGTACATAATTATGTCACTCGATGCCGCGGCAGAAACACACAACCGTGCTGACTTTACAGCACTCACGACGTGGGGCGTGTTCTTCAACGAAGAGCGTGACGCGTACAACATTATCCTGCTCAACAGTATTAAAGGTAGGTACGAATTCCCAGAACTCAAGGCTATGGCCGTCGAGCAGTACGGTGAGTGGGAGCCAGATGCGTTCATCGTAGAGAAGAAAAGTGCGGGTACTGCGCTCTACCAAGAGATGCGGCGCACAGGGTTGCCTGTTTCAGAGTATACCCCTCACAGGGGTTCTGGTGATAAACTAGCACGGCTTAACTCAGTTGCAGACATTGTGGCATCGGGTTTAGTATGGGTGCCACCTACCAGATGGGCAGAAGAAGTAGTAGAAGAGATCGCCGGGTTTCCTTTTATGAGTCACGATGACTTGGTGGATTCAACAGTTATGGCGCTGATGCGGTTCAGGCAAGGTGGGTTCATACGACTCCCATCCGATGAGCCGGAAGAGCAGCGCTACTTCAAACAACGCAAGAGCGGGTTTTATTAAGAGGAATACCGATGGCTATTGAGAAAGGTTTATACGAAGCTCCCAAAGGGATCGACGAAGAAGCGGAAGACATGATGGAGCTTGAGGAAGGCATGGAGCCGGATCTCGAGATTGAAATCGTTAATCCTGACATGGTAATGCTGGACGACGGCTCTATGGAGATCACACTGATCCCAGACGAGGGCTTAGATGAGTTTACCGCGTTTGATGCTAACCTCGCTGAAGTAATGGGCGAAGGTGCGCTACGTGAGCTGTCTGACGAGATTATCGGGTTGGTCGAAGCGGACATCGAGAGCCGCAAAGACTGGGCCGATACGTTTGTTAAAGGTCTCGACGTGTTGGGCTTCAAATACGAAGAGCGTACTGAACCTTGGGAAGGCGCCTGTGGCGTGTACTCAACTGTCCTAGCAGAAGCTGCCATACGTTTCCAAGCAGAGACAATGAGCGAGACATTCCCCTCGTCTGGCCCTGTTCGCACTAAAGTATTAGGTGAAGAAACTAAAGAGAAGACGGAAGCCGCACAACGCGTGCAGGCTGACATGAACTACGAGCTGACCGAGACAATGGTTGAGTACCGCCCAGAGCATGAGCGGATGCTGTACAGCCTTGGCCTAGCCGGTTCTGCGTTCAAGAAAGTGTATTTTGATCCCAACATAGGCCGCCAAGCTGCCGTATATATCCCAGCTGAAGACGTGATTGTGCCCTACGGCGCAAGCCACATCGAGACAGCAGAACGTGTTACGCACATCATGCGTCGAACCAAGAACGAGCTGCGTAAGTTGCAAGCCGCTGGGTTCTACCGAGACATTGAACTGGACGAGCCACAGCCGTTCCACACCGACATTGAAGAGCGGAAAGCAGAAGAGGGTGGCTACTCTCTTACTGACGACAACCGCTACGCAATTTACGAAGTGCACGCTGATTTGGTTATAGACGGGGTTGATGAATCTGATGATGAGATTGCGAAGCCGTATGTCGTTACCATTGAACGTGGGACTGGTGAGATCCTTTCCGTGCGGCGGAACTGGAACCAAGACGATCCTCTGACGCTTAAACGTCAGCACTTCGTACACTATGCGTACGTACCCGGATTTGGATTCTACGGCTTAGGCCTGATCCACATCATTGGCGGTTACGCCAAAGCAGGTACGTCTATTATACGTCAACTCGTTGATGCAGGCACGCTGGCTAACTTGCCAAGCGGCTTGAAGTCACGTGGACTACGTATTAAAGGCGACGACTCTCCGGCATCACCGGGCGAGTGGAAAGATGTCGATGTACCGTCAGGTAACATCCGCGACAACATCATGCCGCTACCTTATAAAGAACCTAGCCAAACCCTGCTAGCTTTGCTGGACAAAATCACTAACGAAGGCCGTCGTCTTGGCGCCATCAGTGATATGAACATCAGCGACATGTCGGCTAACGCGCCAGTAGGTACCACACTGGCACTGCTCGAGCGTACCCTGAAGCCTATGGCCGCGGTGCAAGCTCGGGTACATTACGCCATGAAGCAGGAGTTTAAGTTACTAAAAGCGATCCTTGCGGAGTACGCTAGCGAAGAGTACATCTACCAGCCACATCGTGGTGAAGTAACAGCTCGTCGCTCAGACTACGCGATGGTTGACGTCATTCCCGTCAGTGACCCGAACAGCTCTACGATGGCACAGCGTGTCGTACAGTA